TGGATATCCATGTCAGTCACTCCGTATCAACTGACGATGAATGTATGCGAGGGATCGTGCGTCGTCAAGCGTTGAGCGTCAGAAACTTGCAATATTTTTCATACGCGATGGCGGCGAAGTATGCCGATGATGCGCTTAACGCTAAATGATACGACGGATTGCCGCTATCCCGCGCTTGCGCTGCCGCTTCCGCATCCTGCCGTGCCCATTCTCGATACCGGGCAATCTCGCGAATTCGAGCCTCAATCGTCCAATCGGAATGCGTGATGCGACCGATCATATTCCTAACGCCTTTCTTACGTCGGCTTTCGCGGCGGCGTATCCCGTATTGTAAGCAGCGAGCAAAACGCGCTCCGCTTCGCTTAACGCAGCCTTTGATCGGACGATCATCACAACGTTACCTGCGTTAAGCTCCGCATCCGTCCAATTGTCAGCACTGGTGCAACGAACACCATTGCACCAAAACCAAACCGTGCCCCACGGGTGAAATTCGCGCTTGTCATGTTCGCTCATTTAAAATCCCCTTCGATGCGCAACACGGGAATTCCCGCATCATTCATAGCGCTCAACATGTCGGCTGTGCCGTCGTGCCCCGGAAACGCAATGCCAAGGTCGGGCAGGGCGTCGCGGATCATCTGCCGGTTGCGCTTGGGGCCAGCGCTGCGACCGTAACGGTTCCAATCGGCTTTGAATTGCATGTGCCGACCTTCGGTGCGTCCGGGCAACGTCGCTTCGAATAGCTCCGCTCCGTGATCCGCTCCGGTCATGCCGCCTTCAATAATTGCTTCATAGGTGAACTCGCACGCCAGCACGCCAAGGTGTTCGGCGATGCGGTGCCGGGCGTTGGCGATGAGCCAATTGCGAACCTTGATCGGATCAAGATCGCGGCCACCAAAGATAACGACGCGGATTGGACATGTCACGGCACAAACTCCGGTGGCAATTTTACGTTCGGCGGAACGCGCGCAAACATCGGAACGATATCGCGCGGCGAATATCCGGCCAACCCGCAACCGATAGCGGTTAGTTGAAATTCGGTTGCGGGATGCGCTTCGGCATACATCAAGAAATCCGAAACATATTCGCGAATTGCTGCGAGCGGCAGCGTGTTAAGATTGCGGTCTTTGGTCGGTATGGCATAGCTGTTCCCCTGCCGCCCAATACCTTGCCCTTTGATCGCGCCTCGGTTGTTCAACGCCCATAGCGCCGCGCCTTTGCCGTGCCGTCCGGCTAGGTTGCTGCCGAAAACGAATACGGGTGTCGTGTCGGTCACGGCAACACCACGATTGCGACGATGAATGCGACACTGCATGCGGTGGATATCGCGCCGGTTATGAAGTGGCGTCGCGCTTCATCAAAATGCGCGGCTTTGGCGTCCGGATGCGTTCGGGCGAGTGTGCCTAGGGCACGGTGTGCCCCGGCTCGCATGAATTCGATGTGACCTAGTGCGATGGCGAGCAACGCACAGATTGCGGCAACTGTTCTCATTCGTCAAACCGCTCCGTTATTACCGCCGCGATATTCCGGCGATCCGATATCATCGGCGGAAACTATGCGATTGCCCGGATATAGCGCAGCAAGTGCGGCGCGGTATGCGATGAGTGGGTTTGTCATGGCTTATCCAGTCTGTTGAGGATTTCCATTGCGATTGCGCGGAATTGTTCGCGGTCATAATGCGCACTTTCTGGCGCGAAATGATCAACTAACACGGTGGCGATATGCTCGACACGGGCCATGCGTGCTTTGTGTGCGTCGCCCATTGTGCGCAACTTGGCGCGCACGTCGGCAATAGGCATGTCGTCGGGCGCTTCGTTGAATACGAAGTTAATCGCGTCAACGGGAATGTCGGACGTGCCAAACATTTCCTCCCAATCTAGCGGTGTTACCTTCTCGGGCTCGCTCATTTCGTCAACCCCAAGGATAAGTCGTGCTTGTTCGGCGTAATGCGCGCTGCGATATGTTGCGTCGCGCCACCTATTAAGATCGTGCGGACGCCCGGTCATTTCGTAAAACATGCGCCAACACTCTGCATAGATATATGACAGTGCGGCCAAACGCTGATAACGCCGCGCCTCACGTTCAAGGTTGGCGATGAGTATCGCGGCGCTCATTCGTCAAATACCTCGCGACTGAACAGCACGCGCCAGCCCTGCCAGATGCCGGAGCGTTCGTCACGGTGATCATACTTATAAATGAGCGTGCCAATGGGCCATGCGGCGGGGCCGATGAGCGTTAACCTGCCGTCCGGGCGTTCGGCGACGTATATCGTATCGAACGAATAGCCGTCGTTGCGATCCGGTATTTCATGCGTGACGATATGCACGGCAACCGGCGTGTCATCTAGCAGGGTGTGCCCCTGCGCCATCTGCTCGGCTAGTGTCATGGCAAGGTTTCCCCGTTGTCGTAACGATCCGGGCTGCGACAGAACAACAGCGCGCCGAAGGCTGCGTTCATCGCGCCTTTGAATTCGCTGTTATCATCCCATTTTCCCGAACGATAACATTCGGCGGTATGATGTGCGCCGTCCGCATCGGCGCGACGTGCGCACATTTCGCGGGCGATCATGCGTGCATCTTCATACAATGTCTGTGTCATCGGGATTGGGCTCCGTTGCTAGGCGTTGAACAGCTTCATAATATGATGCGGTTGATCCCGTCAAGCGGCATTCGGTAATTCTCGCGCAAATCATTTCGTCGGTTATGTGCGGCGGAAAATCGACAACGATGCGATACATATTAATCAAAAACTGCGTCCAACTAGGCATGGTGTTGCGCTCCCATTATTAACGCTATGGGTTGGGTGTTGACGCTGTGATGATGACGATAGCAATGTCGTGATTGATCCGGCAAGTGGAAAAGTGCAAAGCGGTGCAAAAAGTGCATTGCGGTTCGCACCACGCTCGGGCATTTATCGTGCGTTGCATGATTTGGGGCCAAGTTTAATGACTGATGATACCGAAGCGCTTTTGTCGCTTACGGACGTGCTTGCGCTGTTGAACGTGTCACGTCGAACCTTTTTCTATATGATCAAAGACGGCGATTTTCCGCCGCATACCCATAAGCTAAGACAAGCGCACAGGTGGCAACGTGCCATCGTGATGGAATGGCTCGACACGCAGCGGGTGTCTCGCTGATGACATTCGATATAGGGCAGGCACGCGCATTCCTCGCAACGTTCGGGGCAGCGGATAGCGTCAACGATTTCCGTGCGATCCACGATACCCGCAAAGACGTGCCCGGCGTTCCGCTGCGTGGCACTCTCGATGCACTGGCGGGCACGCTGGAGCAATGGAACGTCGCGGGATATGGCATCTTCGTGATGATCAATGAAACCGATGGTCAAGGGTTGCACGTCGCCAACGTGCAGCGCTTCCGGGCGAACTTCATTGACGTTGACGGCGATCCGGATTGGTCAAAGTGGCGCGCCGTAGGGGAATGGCTCGCGCCGTCGTGCTATGTCATGTCGTCGCCCGGCAAATTCCATGCGTATTGGGCGGTTGAACACCATGCCGACGACGCCGCCGCCGAAGCGATCCAGCGCAAACTTGTGACGAAGTGGGGAAGTGATCATACCGTTGTTGACGCACCACGCGTCATGCGGTTGCCCGGCAGCTTGCATATGAAGAACCCGGCGCAACCTAGCGTCGTCACGTTCTATCCGGGCCGCGTCGGTCTTTATACGCGCGGCATGCTCGAATGGCAGTTGGCAGGCATCGAAGCATCGGCGGGCGCGGAACGTGAAGCGCTCGGCAACCCTGCGTTCGCCGCGCCGTCGCTCGCCATCGCCGTTGATGCGCTCGGGCGCATTGATCCCGGCACGCTTGATCGTGGCGAGTGGTTGAAGATTACGGCAGCGTTCAAGGCGTCCGTTTGGCAATGGGGCGAAGTGCTGGCGCGCATGGCTTGGGATAGCTGGTGCGCGACATATCCGGGCAATGACCTAGGCGAGAATGAAAAGCTGTGGCGATCCATCGCCAGCACCAAAACAGGTTGGTCGCATTTGGCCCGTGTCTCAGGCGTGCAGGCTGAATTGATGTTCGGTGACAGAACGGGTGCGCAAGCGCCGACACCGGGGCAGGGCGGGCCACTGGCAGGCGGCGGGCCATCCGGCGCAGCGCAGGCGGTTGCCGCCTCACAACCGGGGCCACCACGGCTAGGCGTATTCCTCACAGCGCAGGAACAAGCGCGCTATTTTGAAGGGTGTTTCTACGTCAAGGTGTTGGGTCGCATCTTTACGCCCGATGGTTTGTTTCAGGATGCGGGCAAATTCAACGCTGATTTTGGCGGTAAAGTTTTCATCATATCGGACGACGGGTCTAAGACGACGGATGAACCGTGGAAAGCTGCGACGCGCGGGCAAGTGTATCAGGTGCCAAAGGTGCATCATACGCGGTTTCTGCCCGAACTCGCGCCGATGGTGACGGTTGCCGACGAACTCGGGCGACTAGGTATAAATACCTATAAACCGGCAAATATCGTAATGACGGAAGGCGACGCCTCACCATTCATTAATCATTTGCGTGCGTTGATCGGCAACGAAGCCGACTTGCGCATATTGCTTAATTTCATGGCGCATTGCGTGCAGCGTCCGGGCGTTAAAGCGCTGTGGGCTCCGGTGATCCAATCGGCGGAAGGCGCGGGCAAAGGGCTCATACTCGCTGCGTTGAAGCATGCGATTGGCTCGATATATGTGCATGACGTGAACGCCAAGGAACTAAGCGACGGCGGCGGTAAGTTCAACAGTTGGCTCCGCAATCGGCTGTTGATCATCGCCAACGAAATCAAGGTTGATGAAACGCGCGAAATGCTCGAAGTGCTGAAACCGTTGATTACGGAAAGCCGCGTTGAAATCCAGTCCAAAGGCGTTGATCAAATGATGGAAGACAACGTTGCGAATTGGATCATGTTTACCAATTTTCAAAACGCGGTGCCGATCAACAAAGACAGCCGACGTTATGCCGTGTTTTTCTCTCCGATCCAAACCGCCGAAGATATCATTGCTGCGGGCATGGGCGGCGAATATTTCCCCAAGCTGTTTAATTGGATGCGCTCGGGCGGGGCTGCGCATGTCGCATGGTTCCTGATGAATTTCCCGATTGATCCCGAATACGATCCTGCCGGTGCGGCGCATCGTGCGCCCGTGACCACTAGCACGGCAGCGGCGATTGTGGCCGGGCTCGGACGCATTGAGGCCACCATACAGGAAGCTATTGACGAAGGCACCGAAGGGTTTCGCGGTGGGTATATGTCGGCTGTTGCAGTGGGTCGATTGCTGCGTGATGCGGGCATTAAAGCTAGCCCACACGTGTTGAAGTCGGCTTACAAAATTTTAGGCTATGTTGAGATTGGCCGGGCGGGGCAGGCGTGGCCTCAAGATGATTTCAAAAAATCCACAATTTATGCGAAAGATCGCAAATTATCGATAACCGGCTATCCATATGCCCAAGGATGGCAAATATAGCAAATTATGCGGCCACCAAGGCCAGCAAGCCAGATCACTAAGTGGCCTTGAAAAAGCGTAACGGGTTCAAAGGGATACAGCAAGAAACGCCAAGGTCAGCAACATTCCCCCTATTCCCCCACACATTCCCGTTCCCATATATTATATAATTTATACTCTTTATATATCTCTCTCTTACTGAATTAAGAATGTTGATGATGTTGCTGAACTAAAGGGAAAAAGCCAAGCGTTGCAGGGTGTTGCGAGGCCAGAAGGTTGTTGAATGTTGGTGGCCTTGATGGTTTGGCGTCCCAAGTGAGACAAATGATCGAGTATAGCGAGGTAACAAGAACGAAAAATTTGAATAGGATTTAAATCCCAACGCGGCGGCGAGTGATGAATAGCGCCGTCCAATGCAACCGACAAACGGAACGATGATGGATATCGATAAATTCAAATTACAGGTTGACGATCAAATTCAACTCTGCCTTACGAAAGAACGTGAGCTAGAGCTTAAACTTGAAGCATCACGGAATTTGCGCGAAGGGCTCAACATAGCGAAACGGCTCGCTGAAAAACTCGAAAAGGAAATGAACAATGGAAAGTGAAAATACACGGCAATTGCGTGCGGCGGTTGAACGTGCGGAAAGCGACATTACAAAGGCGCAGGGTCGGCACCAAGGATTGTTGATCGCGTTGCAGCTATCGGAAAAAACCGATGAAGCTATGCAGGTGATCGCCGACGATAACGCCGCGCGGGAAAAAGCAGCTTCGGCTGAACTTGCTGAAATTGATGCGGAAGGCGATCCCGTCCCGGTTGCGACGCCTGCGTGAATTTGCTATCGGTGCGGTTGATCCTAGTCGAAAGGCCGCACCGATGTTCACTCCGATCAAAGACGATCCGCGCCATATCGTGCCGCATCTGTTTGCGCTCCGTCGTGGTGAGTGGATCGATTACGACACTGCGCAAATCGCGCGGTTCAACGCGACGAAGATCGGAAATGTCGCGGGTTTCGCATGGATACTTAGCGAGATTGGCGAAGATCGGTTTGACATAACCGAAACGCCAGAATTTACGCGGATCGTTTGCGTTGGGTAAACCGCTTGTTCATGGTCGCGACGAACTTGATCCGGACGAATACGCCGAATTAAACGAACGCGTGCATCAACAGCTTGTTGCAATCAACGAAGCTGATTTGCCGCAATCGTCGGAGTTCAAAACCGCATACGAACAATTGCGGATCGTTGAACGGAAGTTTGTCGATCAATACTTGATCGCTGGCGACGCTATCAGCGCATATTTGCAGTCGTGGCCACAAGCTGGCGTATCGGCGCGGGCGATCCGGGTTCGCGTCAAAGACCTAATGTCGCGCCCATTGGTGCAAGCGTCGATCAAGGAACGCCAGCGCGAGTTGTCCCGCGCGTCGATGATTTCCGCCGAACGCGTGATTGAGGAAGTCGCTAAGGTCGCGTTCAGTAACTTGGGCGATTTCCTGCATGTGACGGCGGATGGCGATCCAATGCTTACGCTCGCTAACGCCACGCGCGACCAACTGGCGACGCTATCGGAAGTCACGGTTGAAGATTACACCGATGGTCGCGGCGATGATGCGCGCGACGTGAAGCGGATCAAGCTCAAACAGCACGACAAGATGCGCGGGCTCGATGCCCTGATGCGTCATTTCGGCTTGCATGCGCCGGAACGCTTGGAAGTGAGCGGGCGCGGTGGTGGCCCGATCCAAACGCAAAATCTGCACGTCAACGCGACTGTTGAGGAAGCGGCGGAACTTTACGCTAATTCGTTGAGGGAATACGACTGATGAAAATCACAGTTAAGCCGCTCGATTGGCTAGTTCAGCGCGACCGATACGCGCGTTCAACATTGGGTGAATATCGGATAAGCCCGATGTTCGGTATGGGTCCGAAGGATTTCATGGCGGCGCGTGGTTCGACGGCCATCGGTTATTTTGATACGATGCCGGAAGCGATGGAATTCGCACAGCGCGACCACGAACAACGCATACACGCTGCAATCGATCCGGAGTGGACATGACATGCTGTTGCGCCGTCGTCGGAAACTTACGCTAGGGCAAGTCTCGCTCGCTGTGGCCTATGTGTTGATCGTCGCCGCTGCCGGTGCATGGCTTATTGCCGGTGCGCCCGTTACGGCGAAGATACTAGCCGGGCTTGCAATGCTGTTCGTCGCAATATGGATGATGATTTGATGGATAAGACGCGGGCGGCAGCATACGAAACGAACCTAGAAAACGAACTCAACGCTTCGCATAAACTTTGCGAGGCCAACGGGCGCAAACTGTTGATCGTCGGTATCTTCACGGAAAACGACAATCCAACGCCCGGCATCGGCGGCATCACGCGCGTTGTTAGCGATGGCGTTACACGTCGTGATGCAAACGTGTTTATCGCTGGATTGGAGCGCGAGATTGCTCGGATCAAGGCGTTGCTCACATGACAACGCTACTCGATACGCTACATGTTCCGACAGTGGATCGTTGGGTATCATTTGACGGCATCGAATGGTTTCCATTGGTTGACCGGGAATACGTCGTTTGGCCCGGTATCGTGCAAACGAAGCAAGCGCCCGTTGCCAATCCAATGCGCACGTTCGACAAGATGCGCGAGATTGAACAGCGGCAGAAGTTCAAGCGGAAGCGTGGCGGGCGTTCGGGTGTGCCTTACACCATTCAAGCGGTGCATGCGAAATGAATGAACCCGTTATGCCCGTCCAATATGAACACCTTGCCAAAGCGCGCGGCGCATGTCGGCAATTCATCCTGTTGATGAACCAAATGAAACGCGACGCTCGCCTAATTGCTTCGATACCAAAGGATGATCGGCGTTAGTTGTGAAGCTCGAATATATCGATTTGAAGAATATGGTTGTCGTGCTTGAAGGCGGCACGGTTGTTCCGATAGTCGAATTAGTCGATTGGGACGATGAAGAAACCGACGATATAAGCGAAGCGGCGGGCGGTGTTGCTGGAACGCCCGAATGGGGTTATTTCGATTTTATTATTGAACCTGCGGATACGGTGCATTGATGGATGATTTTAAGGATGCGCCGTTTACCATCGGCGAATTGCGAGCGGATCGCTCGGGCAGCGGCACCGATTGGAAACCGCGTGATGTATTGGTGCGATTGCTTCGCGATATCGACGCAGGACGATTGAACCCGGAAGCGTTGGTTGTTGTGCTTTACGATCCGCCCGAAGATGATGCGCCGAACGGTTACATTTATCATAGTGTGTCGTCACCTTTGCTCACGACAAGCATTGCGATGATTGAAATTACACGATGGAAGATGCTTAAGGCGTCATTCTGATGCGTGCGATAAGTCTTTTCGATTGGATGCCGCCTGCCCCGGTGCCGGAAGCGTGGAAGCCGCGTGCGCTCGGGCATAGCGCATGGCCACCAAACTACATGGGTGTTTATAGCTTCCGCATGGCGGAACTCGCGAAGATGCGCGCCGATCCTGCATATCTCGCCAGCGCGAAAGCGTATTATCGCAAGCGCCCCGGTGAATTCATTCAACATTGGATGGATACATTCAATCCGCGCAAAAAGTCGGCGCGATGGATGCCGTTTGTATTCTTCGAACGGCAGCAAGAGTTCATCGATTATCTGATGCAATTGATCCACGATGAGGAAGGCGGGTTAGTTGAAAAGTGCCGCGACATTGGCGCAACATGGCTCGCCTGTGCGTTCAGCGTGCATCAATGGTTGTTCGAACCGGATACGTCGGTCGGTTGGGGCTCGCGCAAAGAACAGCTAGTTGATAAGATCGGCGACATGGATAGCATCTTTGAAAAGATGCGAAAGCTTATCGAGCATTTGCCCGACGTATTCTTGCCAGCCGGGTTCAACCCTGCGACGCATGCAACGTTCATGCGGATTATCAATCCGGTGAACGGATCAACCATTACCGGCGAAGCTGGCGACAACATCGGGCGCGGTGGGCGTAAATCGTTCTATTTCAAGGATGAAAGCGCGCATTATAGCCGTCCGGAATTGATCGAAGCGGCGCTAGGCGACAATACGAACGTTCAAATCGATATTTCATCGGTGAACGGGCTCGGCAATGTGTTTCATCGTCGGCGCGAAGCCGGGCAGGAATGGGCACCGAACGCCGAACTCGAAAAGGGTCGAACGCGGGTATTCGTGTTCGATTGGCGTCACCATCCGGAGAAAACCGACGAATGGTATAACGCTCGCAAAGCGAAGTGGTCGGCGGAAGGTATGGAACATATCTTTGCGCAGGAAGTAGATCGCGATTATGCGGGCTCGCAAACCGGAACGATTATCTCGCTGGAATGGGTGCGTGCGGCGTTCGACGCGCACAAGCTGTTGGCGCATTGGGCGACGCCTTGGGATAGCGGCGGCACGATGGCAGCGCTCGACGTGGCCGACGAAGGCGGCGACACCAACGCGTTCGGCAAGCGTAAGGGCGTTGTGCTGCGTCATATGGAAGAATGGGGCTCACGCGATCCGGGCGTTACGGCACGTCGTGCAATCGGGCTGTGCATGGATACGCCCGGCATTGAATGCATGTATGATAGCGTAGGCATTGGCTCCAACGTTAAAAGCGAATGGAACCGCCTAACCAAAGACCTTGATCCGCACACAGGAAAGCCGATCCTCAAGCCGGGGCTTGTCAACTTCGTTCCGTGGTCGGCGGGCGCTGGCGTCAAAGACCCATTTTTCCGCGTCATTGAAGACGATGATCAATCGCCGATGAACGTCGATCAATACGGCAACTTGAAAGCGCAAGCGTGGTGGAACTTGCGGGCTCGCTTTTATCGCACATGGCAAGCCGTCACATCATATAAAGCGTCGCTCACCGATCCAACCGTTACGCCGATTGTGTTCGATCCGTCCGATTTGATATCGTTCGACGTTCAGGCGCTCGGAATGGCGGTATTGACGAAACTCGAAAAGGAATTGACGCAGGTTACCAGTGACAAAAACGGTGCGATGAAACAAATCATCGATAAAAAACCGGATGGAATGAAGTCGCCGAACCTAGCGGATTGCGTCGTCATGTGTTATTTCCCGGTTGATGATGGTTCGAGCGAAGGGGCATTCGGGACTTATGCTGACACATAACAAGCCGCGTGCGTTCGCTGGTGAAGCTTCCCCGGTGGTGGTCGATCTTCACAAGGGCTCGAAAGACCACGCCGCAATGGCGAAATATTGGTCGCTTGTCGGCACGCTGATTAGCGGCACGGATGCCGTGATTGCTGCCGGTGAAACGTTCCTGCCGCGCCTGCCGAACGAAGGCAAGAAAGATTACGAATTCCGCTTGGGCGTCGCCAAGTTCACCAACATTTACCGCGATATCGTTGAAAATCTCGCGTCGAAACCGTTTGTAACGCCCGTCACGGTGCCCAACGCGCCGGGGCCAATCGAAGAATTCATTAAAGACGTTGACGGCTCGGGCCGCAATCTGACGACGTATGCCGCCGATATGTTCTTTAACGGTATCAGCGACGCGATTGACTGGCTGTTTGTCGATTTCCCCAACGTTGATCCGAATGAAGTTCGAACCATCGCCGATGAGAAAAAGGCGGGCGTCCGTCCGTTCTGGTCGCGTATTCTCGCCGCGAACATGCTTGAAGTTCGTTCGGCGGTTCACAGCGGCAAGGAAGTTCTAACCTACGCTCGCATATACGAACCCGATGTTGCAGGCGACGATTACGTTCGCATCATGGAACGCGACGCTGCCGGGGCACGTTGGACGCTATGGAAGGCCAAGCCGACGAACGGCAGGGCGGGCGCTAACACGCCGCGCGAGTTCGAACAGGTTGGCGCGGGCGTGTTCAGCATCGGTGTTCTGCCGCTGGTGCCGTTCGTCACCGGGCGTCGCAATGGTCGCAAGTGGGTGTTTCATCCACCGATGCGCGATGCCGCCGATTTGCAGAAAAAGCTTTATCAGGACGAAAGCGGGCTGGATTACATTAAGACGATGGCCGCTTATCCGATGCTGGCGGGCAACGGTGTATCCCCGCCGAAGAAAGATGCCGCCAACGCCAATTCGCCCGTTGAGCGTGCCCCTGTGGGGCCAATGGCGGTGTTGTATGCCCCGCCCGATGGCAAGGGCGGTTATGGCAATTGGGCGCTGCTAGAGCCTGCCGCGTCGTCGCTGACGTTCCTTAAAGAACAAATCAAAGATACCATCGTGCAATTGCGCGAGTTGGGTCGCCAGCCTCTAACGGCGAACTCGGGCAATCTGACGGTGATCACGACAACCGTAGCCGCACAGAAAGGCAACAGCGCCGTCCAATCATGGGCGTTCATTCTGACGAACGTTATCATCGAAGCGTTGAAGCTGACTGCGCTGTGGATGAAGGTTGATTACGCTGATCCCAAGGTAACGATCTTCACCGATTTTGACGTTGATGGTGAAGGCGGCGAAACGTTGACAGCGCTCGGCAAGATGCGCGACGGCGGCGATCTATCGCAGCGCACGTTGTGGAAGGAAATGCAACGTCGAAATGTGTTGGCACCTGACTTTGATGCCGATGAGGAAGAAAAGGCGCTGTTGACAGAAACGCCCGGCGATGATGAAGAATTGGACGCATTCGGCAATCCGGTTCCGCCCAAACCGGACAATGACGTAGTTCCCCCGACTGGCGCGCCGAAACCGCCAGTTGATAACCCTGCCGCATAATCGGATGATGCGCGGCGCATGAACTGGATGGTTCAACGATGATTAAGTTTAACGGCGTTCCGATGCTTGCGCTCGGGCTCGCAATGCGGCAGGCGCGCGGCTTTGCTGGCGGCGGTTGGAAGCTCAACGACGCCAAAGACGCGATTTTGCTGAAAGACGGCAACCCGATTTACGTTGACGAAAACGGCGCGGAAAAGACGGTTGATATCGGCACGATTTCGCGCCTGAACGGCGAAGCCAAATCGCACCGGGAACGCGCCGAAGCGGCGGAAGCTGCGAACAAGGCGTTCGAAGGGCTCGATCCCAAAAAGGCGCGTGAGGCTATCGAAACGCTCGGCAAGATCGACCTTACGAAGATGGTCGATAGCGGCAAGCTTGACGAAGTTCGCGCCGAAATTACCAAGGGTTTCACTGCGCAGGTTGAAACCGAAAAGTCTCGCGCCGATGGCCTGCAATCTCGCCTGAACAATATGCTGCTTGGGCAGGCGTTCGGCGCGTCCAAGTTCATCACTGACAAGATGGCAATTCCCGCTGATATCGTTCAGCGCATGTTTGCCGAAAACTTCGCCGTTGAAGGCGACAAGATCGTTGCGAAGGGGCCGAACGGGCAGGCGGTTTATTCGAAAACCCGTGTCGGCGAAGCTGCAACGTTTGACGAAGCGCTTGAACAATTCGTTGACGGCTATTCGAATAAAGACGCCATTATGAAGGCGTCGGGCTCGCGCGGCTCGGGCAATGGCGGCGGCGGCGGCAACGATGGATCGGGCAAGGCGCGTTACACTCGCGCGGAGTTCGACAAGATGACGCCAACCGATCAAGCGAAAGTTTCCGTCACCATGCGCGAAGGCAAGGCGGAACTAGTCGATTAATCGAACCAACGTCGTAAGGCGTTGAAGAATGGCGGTAGGTTGTTGGGTTGCGCCGACCTACCGCCATTATCATATCCGATGGGCAAACGATGACGGTTCTAGCAGATTACGACATTCGGCAACGCGCCCTTACGCAAGGGTTGGTCACGCCGTTTCATCATCGCCGGGTTGATGGCGGTTTGTCATGGGGCTTGTCGTCGTGCGGTTACGACGTTCGCCTTGCTGGCGGGCTCACTGAGTTGGACGGCACAGCCTTGCCCGATATGATCTTGCCCGTTGGGCGCATGGTCCTAGGGGCCACAATCGAACGCTTCAATATTCCCCGCGATCTTTGCGCGCACATGCGCGATAAATCATCGTTGATCCGGCGCGGGCTGATGCTCGGGAATACGGTTGCCGAACCCGGCTGGCAAGGGTTCCTTACGCTTGAACTGACGAACCTATCTGGCGCGCCGATGGAACTGTTCGAAGGTATGCCGATTGGGCAATTTCAATTCGAACTGCTATCACGCTCGGTTGATACGCCGTATAGCGGCAAATATCAGTATCAGGAAGCCGGGCCGCAAGTCGCTCGCTTTGAAGCGTTGGTTAAACGCTAGGCTCGCGCGGTTGCTTCGGATGATCGGCGCGCACGTGCGCACACATTTTGGAAAACGCCGCGCCACCAGTGCGAAGGCCAAACCCGCGACCGGGGTTCATTTGCCGACGAATGGTGATGGTGAATTTACAGCACGGGCACGCATAAACCGTCGCTGCCGGACCTGCAAATTTCCGAATACCATACAAGCTAACGTTGTTTTTGATAGGCATCGCTCGGGCTCCGTTGCGGCAGTGGCCGGGCTTACGCCCGACCCTTGTTGATGTAGCGATATGCCATGCTGGCGAATTTCTTCGCATCGGCGAGCGTTTCGAAATTTCCGGTTGACCACGCTTGCGGCTGGCCATCAACCCATTCCGTCGGGCCGGTTTCCAGAACGCGCACATATTCGCCCGTTGCTTCGTGCCGTGCCCAAATCTTCACGCCTTCAATCGACTTGGTATCCTTCCACACAAGTTCTGCGGTGAAGTTGGCAGCAAGCTTGACGCGGGCACCGAGTTCGTAATGTGTGCGGGTGTTGGTCATTTCGTTTCGCTCCGTTTCAATACGATGAATGTATGCGACGGATCGTGCGGCGTCAACACCTAATCTGTGCGACGAATAAAATAATCGTTGGTCGCGATTTCAACCGCTCGATACCCGTCGGCTATTGCGATAGCGTGCGCCACGTCGGTAACGCCAGCGCATACGACACGGACAGCCAGCCCGTGCGCCTTGGCATGATCGTCGGCAACCCAAAGCTTTAACGCTTCGAACGTGTAGCGCCCGGTTACAGGATCGCAGGGCGCGAACGATATGCCGGGATAGATCATTTCTCACTTTCCAATTTCGCGGCTTTCATAGCGGCGGCACGTGTTCCAAAGCGACGCGGCGAACCGTCTTTGCGGCAAAGGCGAATGCCGTTAATTTCAGCTTCGAAGATTACGCCATATTTCCGCATGTTCGGGCGCTCGATAATTTGAATGCGCATGGCGTAGGCTCCGTTGGTTGATACGATGAATATATGCGATGAATGGCCCGGCGTCAATCCCTATTCAGTTTCACCGGGAAAATCTTTGATCGGCTTCGCACGAAGGAAATCGGCAACCGTGTTGAAATTGCCCGTCCGAGTATGCGCCATGCGACCGGACGAAAAGCGCCAATCGGCTTTTAGCCAAACGTGATACTTGTAATCGAACGATTGGCTTTCTCCGTCTAGAACTTCCTCAACGCCCGGATGCGTGGAAATTGTTTTCGGCATTGGCTTACGGTATGTCATCGTGTGGGCTCCGTTGATTGATACGGTGAATATATGCGCTGAATAATGCGGTGTCAATCCCCTACGTAAACATTTTGCCGTTCCAGCGCAGCGAGCAACATGCGCGCGCCTTTGATGATGTTGCCGGGCGCATCGGTGCCGCTGTGCGCGTAGTGTTTGGCATCGCTGATTAGATCGCGCAACGCCGGATCGCCACTATCAATCACGAACTGCGATGAATTTTCGCTGATGATCGCAGGCGTCGGCAAATCGCGTTCCATGTGATCGATGAAAAACAGCATCGGAATTTTAAGGCGCGTCATTCGTCATTCTCGCTCGGGTGGCACCATTCGCATTGCGGATCGTCGCATTCTTCAAGGCCATACGACATGCGTTGCAAAAGATCGTCATAATCGTTCGGCCACATATAATGCACGCTATCGACAAATTCGTGTAACTCATGCTCCCAACGCTTACCCTTCGGCGCAGTGACATAAACCACGACTGTATCGCCTTGGCGTTCCTTAGTGACAGATGCGCCAAGTTCCTTCGCGCGTTTCTTCACGTCTTTAAGTGTCGCGGTCATTATTCGTTCCCCAAGGCTTCGTTGAGCATTGCGCGGGCAGAGTTCACGGCGTCGCGCTTGGTATAAAGCGGATCGGAATAGCAGTGGTTATCCCATTGCGCTACGGCAACCCACATTTCCGACGGATCGCCGAACGCGGGATTACCGGGCACCGAATGAACTTCAACGGTGAACTTGCCAACGGAATATTCGTAAACTCCGGCTTGAATGCGTTTGGCTTTCATGGCGTGGGCTCCGTTGATTGATACGATGAATATATGCGATGAATGGCGCGGCGTCAAGCGAGAAAAAATTCCTAAGTTTTCCACATTGCAGGGGTTGACGACGCGGGCCAATGTTCGTTATCTCAAAATACATATTTGCCGCGTTGGTTTGGATGAACTAGCGGCGCTCGCGTCCGGATGGTCGCAAACGTCACTGTCAAAATTCAAGCCAAAGGGGCACCAATAAAATGCGTGGCAAGTCGCTACACCTTGCGCTGTTGAGCGCGCTTTCCTTCACCATTTCGACGCCTGTTGCGTTCGCGAACACTCTCACCGGGCTTATCCCCGATCTTTACGCTGGCCTTGACACTGTGTCGCGTGAACTGGTCGGCTTTATCCCGTCCGTGTCGCGCAATGCCAGCGTTGAACGCGCTGCCGTTGGGCAGTCGGTCAAGTGGCACAAGGCACCGACGCTTGCCGCTGGCAACATCACTCCCGCCATGACTGCCCCGGAACCGACGGATCGCACCATCGGCAACGACAGCATGACCATTACCAAGGCGCGCGTTGTTGAATTCGGCTTTGTCGGCGAGGAAGAACGCGGGCTGAACAACGGTGGCCCCGGTGCGCTTTCCGTTCAGGCGGATTTGTTCGCACAGGCGCTCCGCACGCTGGTCAACGAAATTGAAACCGATCTTTCGGTTGCTGCCGCCGCTGGTGCGTCGCGTGCTTATGGCACTTCCGGCACCACTCCGTTCGGCACCAATACCGGCGAGACTGCGCAGCTTCGCAAAATCCTTGACGATAACGGGATTGCGCCGTCTGAACGTGCGCTGATTATCTCGACTTCGGCGGGCGCTGCGCTCCGGACCCTTGGCCAGCTTACCAAGGCCAACGAAGCCGGAACCACGATGACGCTTCGTGATGGTGAAATCTTGAACCTTAACGGGTTTTCGATCAAGGAAACCGGCCAGCCGGTGAACGTCACCAAGGGCACTGCTGCATCTGCGACCACGAACGCCGCTGGTTATGCCATCGGTGCGACCACGATCACGCTCGCGTCGGCTGGCACCGGCACGTTCGTTGCGGGCGATATCGTTTCGTTCGCTGGCGACGCCAACAAGTATCTGGTTGTGACTGGCGACGCTGACGTGTCAGGCGGCGGCACCATCGTGATTGCTGCGCCGGGGCTTCGCAAGGCGATTGCTGCGTCCGCTACGGCGATCACCACGCAGAACAGCTATGAAGTCGCAGGCATCGCGTTTCAGCGTCAGGCGATCCAGCTTGCCGCCCGTGCGCCCGCCCTGCCCGCTTCCGGCGACGCTGCGACGGATCGGTTCATGCTGGTTGATCCGCGTTCCGGCCTGCCGTTCGAAGTCTCCGTTTATGCCGGTTACCGCAAGGTTCGGTATGAAGTCGCGATGGCTTGGGGCGTGAAGGCTGCGAAGACCGAAGGTATTGCACTGTTGCAGGGTTAATCCTCCCATCCACTGCGACGACTATGCCGCCCGGTTTGCGCCGGGCGGTTTTTTTATTATTCACGCTCCCATGCGAGGCCATAATCCGGCTTGAACCGCGCCCGATCTTCGGCGGTAGCAAGTCGCAGAATTTCACCCGGTTGCAGTTTACGCCATTTCGTCCATTCGCCCGACGCCTTGCGCCAAATACGACATTGGATAATGCCGCGCGGTGAACGTCGAAGGTGTGCGAACTGTGTGCCAAACGCTCCGAACGTTAGGACGGCTGTCGCGGATTTGCTGCGACCTAGAAACTTTTCTGCAAGTTCGTAAGCTTCGGTTGTCATTTCTTGGGCTCCGTTGTTAAAGGTTAGCCGGGCTCTCGCCTTGGCTCGCTAGATTTATTCGCTCAGGCTATCCGACAGATTTTGCAGCACGTCCGGGTGATCGTCGTTTTCGAACGGATCGGTTAGCTGTTCAAGTTCCTCGGTTTGATCGGCTTCGGCGAACGTCTCCCATTCCTCTTTCCATTCGCGATAGGCGTCGGCGCGTTCGCTTTCCTGCCATTTCTCCGAACGACCATCTGCGTATGCGTCAATCTCGCTGGCGATATCCTGCGCAAATCCCTGCGCTTCGGACAACTTTTCGTTGTAATTTGTGATCGCCACGTTAGCGGCTTCGATTGCCGCGTTCACGGTATCGACGGCTTCGCGGGCAGTCGCGCGAAGGGCTTCAAGCTCCGCCACATATTCCGCGCGGCGGGCGTCATCTTTGCGAGTGATCGATTTCATCGTTTGGGCTCCGTTGTTGATACGATGAATATATGCGTTGGATCGCACGGTGTCAAGCGCTGAAATATCCGTAAACGCAACGCCCGGTGCGACGGATTGTGCCATCGGCTTCAACCCAAGTTCCCGTATCGCTGCAATCATACGTATCATGCAACACGCCATCGATCACAGCGCACAGATGGCGTGACAGACGACATACGATGCGCCCGGTCGGCAATTCGCTCGCGTCCAAATGCACGCGGCATCCGCTGCCGACTGTCATCGTCGCTTGCCACTTCCAACCAAGTTCGCCGATCAAAAATTTGTCGTAAAACTTGCGATGCATGCCATCGCGTGGCGACGTGCCCGACGCTTTCTTTAGATAGTTGTAAACGTCGATATACGGAACGCCTGTTGCGATGGCGATTGCACGCGTAACGCAATCGCCAGTTGAACCCGTGAACCCTGCGGCGGCTCGCCCGCCATCGTTACGCACGAATGGGATAAAGTCGCTCACGTTACGCCGCCTTATAGTTGATCGCCACAACGACAGCTTCGGTTGCGTTGTGCGCGAGGAAATCGACGCAACCCGCGTTATCTTCATCATCCATTGCGATGACTTCGGCGCTGTAACCAAGCCGGGCAGCGACAGCGGCGTAAACCGCAATCATCGCTTCGAACTTGGAAGCGAAGGAACCGATGGGCTTCAATTCGAAAACCACGTTGAACATTTGGGCGTCTCCGTTGCTGATGACGATGAATGTATGCGACGAATAATGCGGTGTCAAGCGCGATGGAACGAAAAAGTTTTGCGCGCATTTTAACCCTTGGGAAATTGACAACCGAGGCAAATTAATGGCACTGGTGTTAAAACATGAACCCGGAATGCGCCGCATGACTGATACGACGCCAATGGAACTAGTTGCCAAGGCGAACCGCAATGTTGTGTTCGTATTCGCAACGCGTATCGCATCATTAGTCGCGCCAATCGCGATTGGTGGCGTGATCGCATATTTCGGATCGCAAACGGATACCATCGCGCGGACGAAAGAACGTGTTGATCGTATTGAGTTCCGATTGGATGCCGGGCTTAAAGCGCGCGAAGAATTTCAAGCCGATACCGTCCAAACGTTGAAGGAAATTCAGCAACAGCAAAGCGGCATGCTGCAATCATTGGCCGCAATCATTGCGCGTATGGATGAACGCGACAGAAAGGAACGTTGAGCTATGTCGTTTCGGGGCGAAGTTGCGGCGCGCATGTCAATTTTTCAGGATGGCGGCGGCGTCGGCGGGCCATTCTCCGCAAATGAGATTTCCATTCTCGACATGCTCACCGACGGCACTACGGCGGGCAAGTTTGACCGCGCGTATATGGCCGAACGGACGCTTGCCAGCGCCGCGACCGATAGCCTTGACGTTGCAGGCGGTTTGACCGATGCGTTCGGCGCGTCGATCACAATGGTGGAAATCGCCGCTATCTTCATCCTGAACAAGCCGCGTCTTTCGACCGAAGTTGCGAACACGACCGATCTAACGTTGTTCGGCGGATCGAACCCTTTCCCCGGTATTCTTGGCGGCACCACGCCGACGATTGGACCGATCAAGCCGGGCGGGTTCGCGATGCTCGCAGCGGGCATGCATGCGTCCGGTATCGGCGCTGTGGTTGCTGCGACCGGCGATATCGTTCGCATCGTCAACGGCTCCGGTGCATCCAACAAATATCAGATTGGCATTCTCGGGCGATCCGCGTAACCTTTGCACGGTTGTTCAAAACCCAAAAGGAAACGATAGATGAGCCATCCCGCTACCATGTTCGTGTTGCGTGAACACGGGCCGGTAATGATCAACGTCGCCGACTATGACGGCACCGAAGTGCAGTGCGACGAAGCCGGGCAGTTGCTTGGCGCTGCCCCTGCCAACACGGGCGGGTTGACCGCTGCGAGCATGCCCGAACTTGATCTTGTTGGTGCGCCTGCTGCCCCTGTGGCGGCTCCGGTCGCTCCGCTGGCACCTGTGGCCCCGGAACCCGCTCCGGTCGCGCCTGCCCCGGCTCCGCTGCCGCCCGTCGCCCCGGTTGAGCCTGCCAAGCCGCTCGGCTTCGTGATGAAGGTCGGCAAGGTGTTCAAGATCACGAACGAAGCCGGTGCGCAGGTTCCCGGCACGACGGAATATAAGTCGTTGGAAGCTGCCAACGAAGCGCTTGCGGCGATGTAATGCAATCGGTGCGTCGGGTGACTGACGCACCAAATCCATTCGGGGCAAACGATGGTTGATTTTTACGGAACGGTTGTCGGCGCTGCGTCGTATCACTCGGCGCGAGGCAACGCAGCGTGGGCCGCTGCCGCAAGCGATGCTGTGCGCGAAACTGCGCTGTTGATCGCGTCCGAATGGATCGACGGGAATTTTCGTGATCGCTTCCCCGGTGAAAAGACGGGTGATCGTGATCAAGTGCGCGAGTGGCCCCGTCAAGGCGCTTACGATGATCGCGCGTTCACGATTGACGATGACGAAACGCCCGGTGAAATCGAACGCGCGACATACGAAGCTGCATATCGGGAAATTTTGTCGCCGGGCTCGCTATCCGTTGACGTGACGATGGGCGAAAATATCCAGTCGGTTAGCGTGGCCGGTGCCGTCGCGTTGACCTATCGCGGCGCTTCGACGCTCGCCGATACGCAGGTTTATATTCCTATCATCGGTCGCATTCTTGCCCCGATCCTCACGCGCGACGGTGTTAGCGGATCGGGGCTGTTCGGACGCTCAACGCGCATTTAAGCTGCGTCACAAGCCTTATAAGCTTTTTCGATGATCTTCGAACGGGCTTTCGCGGCAGCTTCGCGCGACAAATACGCGGGCGCATCCAGCATCTTCCAATCCCCGTCATGCAGCCAAAACGTGCCGAATTCGCCGGGCTCGATAATGATCGAAGGATGGCGACCGGCTGCGATTTCCTGTTTGGCGTATGCAAGGGGCTTGTTCATTTGTTGTCTCCGCTGTTTGTGACGATGAATGTATGCGACGAATGATGCGGTGTCAACAGGCAAAATAAAACGCCCGGAAATTAATCCGGGCGTTCCAAATGTCGGCGATGGATCGATGCTTACTTGGTGCGCCAAACGCGGACGGAAGCGTTGTCCGGATCGGTCGCCGGATCAACGTTGAACGCCTTGAATTCCTTCGTGGCCTTCATCTTCGCGATTTGTTCGGTCTTCACGACGTTGCCGTTCGCATCCTTGACAACCTTCGTATCAAACACCGGCTTGCCTTCGGCGTCGTGTTCGGGTTCAAGGAAACGCTTGTTCGCGCTCGAAATGGTCGAACCCATTTTCGCGGCGGTCTTACCGAGAACGCCGAAGCTTTTGCCAACCGGCAGCGTGTCGAACGGATAGATCGGCGCGCCACCACGCTTACCAAGGCTAACCGACTTGGCAGGCATCGGAACATCGCGGATTTC